GGCTATTAATAAATTTAAAACCTTTAAATCCTGGTTCTATGAAAATTGTTGCGAATAAATTTGGATTGATAAAAAGATATGAGCAGGTCGCAAGAGGAGTGAATGTCCAGACATGGAAGCCAGAGCAGATTTTCCATTGTGCATGGAATAGGATAGCAGATGATATTCATGGAATTTCTACTATAGAAAAGATGGAAGATGTTATATTAATGAGAAACGAAGCTATGAGTGATTTAAAAACAGTATTTCATAGATATGTAAAACCTCTTTTAACCTTTGTAGTCGACACAGATAATGAAGCAGAGATTGAGGCTTTTAAAAAAGAAGTTGATAAAACTGTAAAAAATGGAGAAAATTTAGTTATCCCTAAAGATACAGTAGATAAAATAGACAGAACTTCAATACCCCAATTTTCAACTTTGGATCCAATTCCTTGGATTCAGTATTTGGAAAAGTTTTTTATTATGGCTGAAGGAGTGCCGAGTATTGTTTTAGGCAAGGGTGATGATGTTACAGAAGCTTCGGCAAAGATTTCATATTTAGCATTTCAGCAGATGGTTGAATGGAATCAGTTATATTTAGAAAGACAGATAGAGGCGCAATTAGGGTTAAAGATAAATTTAAGTTTCCCAGCGTCTATAGCTCCAGAATTAATTAGTGATGAAAAGAAAGATTCTGGAAGAGAAAAGATTACAGGACAAGTTGCAGGAAAAGACCAAAAATGATAGAATTTGAAGAAGATAAACATAAGATTATTTTAATTGGTTTAGTAAGTTTAACCTTTGCGTTGGTAGCATTTATAATAAAAGACCCAGCTAATCCAATTATTTATATTTTGATTACATTGATAGCTGGATTAGCTGGATGGCACAGTCCGAAACTTGGAGGTGAAGGAGATGCCCGAAAATGATGAAAAAGAAAAAACTGAAAAGCAAGAAAATATAGACACTTTAGTCGAAAAGAAAGATGTCGAAGCTAAGCAAGAAGAAGAAAAGAAGGCAGAAAGCGAAGAACAACAAGAAAAGATTGACGAGAAGAAGACTGAGGAAGACACAACAAAAGATAGAAAGCTGGAAAAAGAATTATTTCCAAACGTAAAAAGTTTAGAGAAATTTCAAGAAAGAGTTGATGAGCTAATAGAATTAGACAAAAAGATAACAGAGAAGATTAAGATTTTTGATAAGCGTATGGCGGAAAATGCATTAGCAGGCAAAGGATTATCTGGTGATACGATTCAGGAAACAGGGGAAGAGAAAGCAAAAAGAAAAGCAAAAGAAATGTTAGAGGGGACAGGATTAAATCCTTTTCTAGAATAAAATGCATTTATACGTAGCAGCAAGAGGACAAGCAGATAGAATTAATCGATGGGAAAATGATTTATTAGCTAAATATTATCCTTATCAGTTTCAAAAAGATAAGCCAAAAGGTTCTTTACAATTAGGTGTGAGACCAATTAGATTCTATGAAATTGTTTTTCCAGAAGACCAATATGAAGAGGTATTAAATACAATAGCTCCGACAGAAAGCTGGAATCCGAAATATAATAAGTTCATAGGATTTTTCAGAAGACTTTTAAAATTAGATAAAGTTGATCTGAAAAAAGTTGTGCCAAATAATAAGTTGATGCGGATGTTTGTTGAAGTTGCAGCTATTGGGACAAAAAAAGATAGATTTAATGAGGATGGCATTGAACAATTATAGTGTTTGCGGTTCATGTAAAAAAAGTTTTAAAGATGATAGTGATTTGTTTTACATGGAAGAAGCAAGGATGTGGATGTGCGGAAGTTGTAGGTTAAACTATGAAAGAGGATAGAAGCTGGGATGTAAAATTTGTCATTACATGTAATCATGAGAAATGCAAAACCAAGAAAACCATTACTAAAGTTCGAGACTAAATATAAATTATGTCTATGGAAGAATTATTTTGAAACAGGCTATGCTCTGACAAGTTATATGAAATATGCAATTTTAGCTGTAGGCGCTAACCAATTATTAAGAGGAGATTTAACAGAAACTTTTATGTGGGGAATAGGTTACGGAATATTTTGTTATATAATTGGATGGCTATGGTATACCTCTGATTTTGTTAAGGCGAATATAGAGGTATCAAATAATTATAATAAATTTGTAAAAGAAGTGAGGGGTAGTTTGAAAAAGAAATGAAATGTGCATTAAGTAAATCTATTGCCTGCATTAATGAGGTAGAGTGTCATGAATGTGGATTTTGTAGTGATCACTGCGAGTGTAAAACTACAGTAAGGCCATCATAGAAAGATTTATATATAAATAAATTAGTTCTGGGAATATGAATATATTAAAAGAGTGTGTAATTTTTAATGACTAATGAAGCAGTAATTATAGAACTCCCTAACGGGGGAGAGCCAATTAATTTTACAGTTGGTGATGGAGCTGCTCTTGAAAAAGGAACAATTCTTAGATTATTAGAACCCAGAACAGTCTCAGCTTCTACAGGGGTGGAAGAAGTTTTTGCAGGTATAGCTGCTTCTGAGAAAGTTGCAAATGATGGTTCTACAACAATAGGCGCTTATACAAAAGGTATTTTTGATTTAAAATTAGCAACAAACTCAACGTGTCAGGCTGGTGATTTATTAGTTATTTCTGGGGCAAACTTAGTTGCTGCAGCAGCAACAGTTCAACTCAAAACTGACCCTTTTGGAAATTCAACAGGCGGCGCACAAAGAGCTATGCAATCAGGAATGATTATAGGAAAAGCACTTGAGACAGGTTCGAGTGCAGAAGTTATAGCAGTTCAGGTAGGTATTTATTAAATGGCAGACGCAGTAGGTCAAGCAGACTTAAGAGCAGAAAATGTAAGTGCGATTGTAACAGGCTTTGCTTTACAAGAATATAGAATGAAGCAGTTATGCATGATTGAAAAAAGTTCTTCATGGATAGAAACATATTATAAAGAAACAGCCGCCGATTTATCAGGCGGCACAGGTTCGAGTGTTAAAGGAGTGCCAAGATTAGCTAATTTTCCTTATGGTGAAGTTACCTCGACAAAAACAAGTTCATATTTATTAAAGCATGGGATGGAAGGGGTTATCTCATGGGAAGATGCAACGACTAATTCCATAGGTGTGATTGCAAGAACATTATTAAGAATAGCAAGAGCAGTTGCCAAATCTGTTGATAGTGAAATTTGGGATATTTTATCAGAAAGTAGGTCTGTCTCAGATATTAATTCAGTAACAATTACAGCTGGTAATGAATGGGATTCAAATACAATAGCCAACCGTGACCCAATTCAAGATATATTAAATGCTAAAAGAGAGATTGCTACACAAAATTATAATCCGGATAATAATGGATTCTTAGTTGTTTCACCAAAAGATTTTGCTAATTTAATGGGTAATGCAAATGTAAGAAATGCTGGACAGTTTTTTACTTCTGATGTTACTAAGAATGGAAGAGTGGGAAGAATTTTAGGATTGACAATTATTGTTTCTAATACTGTAACAGCTGATTATGCTTTAGTATGTGTGGCAAAAGAGTGCGCAACGTGGAAAGAGGCAACACCTCTAACTGTTGTAACAATTGAAGACCCTGCTATTAAATTTACAATAAGAGCATGGGAATTAGGAGTAACACAATTAACAAATCCAAAAGCTGTAGCTTTAATAAGTAATACTCAAGCATAATTAAGATGGCAAATGTAGACCAGATATTCGGTTCAATAGGTGTTGGAGAGATAGTTTTCAATACAACTCCTGGAAAAAAAAGAACAGAAACAGTCTCTGGAATGATGTTTGTTTCTGGAGCGAATTTAATGATTAATATTGCAGGCTCAATGAAGACTGTAACTGTATCATAAAATGGCAGCTGGAGATTTAACACTAACAGAACATGGAACATATGCAATAAGTTCAGCTACTCTAAAGACTGTCGTTGATAGCATTAATATAGGAGCTGGAGAAATCTCAGGCTCAACATTATATTTAATCCCCACTGGTGGCGGACAGCAAATCTCTGTTATAATGGTAAAGAGGACTACAACATAAAATGTCAAGAGAAAATAGAAAAAAAGAAGCAATTCGTCAGTATGAAGCTGGAAATATAGAACATCCTTATGTTAAAGAGTTTCTTTCTGAATTAGAAGAAAAGAAAGAAGAACCTAAAGCAGAGGAACAAAAAAAAACTCAAAAACCAAAGAAGACATCAAGAAAGAAAACAAAGAAAGAAAGAGAGATAGAGGTGTTAGAGAAAAAATTACAAGATTTGCAAGCATCTTAAAGTGGACTGTTAGCTTAATAGGGCTGGGAATTCTATATAGTTTGATAAAATGGGCTTTAACGTAATTCTTAAATAGTTTAAAACATAGTCAGTCAAGAGGGGGATTAATATGCCGAGAGGGAAGAATATACAGAACATATTTAATGCTGATAAAAGAAGCTCTTCTGCTGGGAGTCATGTTGCCAAATTCACCTCAGCTGCCCAGGGCGATGCTGGATATGATAATCCCCGTGAAAATATTGACCCCCATATAAGGACACAAGCTATTTCAGCAAAGCAAGTAGATATTTCTGGTTTAAATCTCATTCAAAATCCCAAAAATGTTATAGGTAATGTTCCTATAGGTTTTATTTCTTTTAAAGCAGATAATAATGCAGGACAAGAAAAGACATATGCAAACATAAGAGGTGGAATACAAGACCATTTATCAGGAAGCGAAGATGGAGAATTAAATTATTATATTCTTTCTAATGATGTAAATGTTAGTATGATAAGAGTCAGAGGCTCTGGAGTTAATATTAATGATGATCAGGCTGATGCTGATTTCAGAGTAGAGACCTCTGGAAATGGCAATATGCTGGTAGTAGATGGCGGATTAGATAGGGTAGCAATAGGCCATAAAAGTCCAACCAGAGAGCTGGATGTTTCTGGAGACGTAAAGGTTTCTGGAGACATATCAGGAGCAACCTTATCTTCAAGTGGGTTTACATCAGGCGCAATATTATTCCAGCAAGAGACAGGCACAATAGGAGATGATAGTTCTAATCTTAGATGGGACAATACAAATAATAGATTAGGAGTAGGCACTACAGCCCCTCTTCATCAAATCCACGCAGAAAGCACAGGAAGCGGAGATGAGCATATTGGAGTCTATAGGAATGGAGTCAAAGTTTTAGCTTTCGGAACGTGGGGCTATGATGGATTGATACAAGGGGGAACTTTTAATAATTTCAGGTTTAAGACACTAGGAAACCAAGATACAGAAGGCTTTATTTTTGAAGATAGCTCAGCAGTAAGGCAGGCTTTTATCTCAAGAATAGGCGGAGCAGTATTTAATGAAAATAGTAATGACGCTGATTTTAGAGTAGAAAGTAATAATCAGGCGAATATGTTATTTGTAGACGGTGGAACTGATAGAGTAGGTATAGGGATAGGAGCACCGTTAAACACATTACATCTATATAACAACACATCAGCAACAGGAGCAAGTGCAGGAACAGGCATTAAATTAGAGCAAGATGGAACAGGAGACAACCTAATAGAATTCTTAATGTCAGGCGTAAGGCAGTGGTTAGTGGGAGTTGATAATAATATTGGAGATGTATTTAGGATTACAGAAGGAGTTACAGGGCAATTTACAAGTCAAGGATTAGCAATAGACACAACAGGAAAGGTAGGTATAGGAACAGCAGCCCCAAGTAAAGCATTAGAAGTAGTAGGAGATATAGGTTCTACAGGCACAGTATCAGGAGCAAGTTTAAAGGCTGATGACGGAGCAACAGGAACATTCACATCTGGGGATGCAACACCAAAAACAATTACAGTTACAAATGGTGTAATCACATCCATAGTTTAACTTGATAGTCAAACTTATATATGGAAAAAACTGATGAAAATCATATAAATATAATGGAGGAAAACATAAAAATGGCGAATTTAGTGGAGGGAATATTTGTAACAGGAGATTATATTGATGGTCTTAAAGACAAGAAGTTCACTGTTACCGAAAGCCCAAGATATGAGGATAGAGAAGATTTTAGAGATGAGACGAAAACTGTAAGAAAGCTGATTGTGAAAGTAAAGATAAGTGATGGGGCAATAATGGATTATATGCCCAATATGACTTCTATAAAAACTATTGTTGAGAAGTTTGGAGCTGATATGGACAAGTGGATTGACAAGGAATTTGAGTGGGAAGTTGAAGAAAAGAGGATAGGCAAAGAAACTAAAAAGGTGTTGTTTGTTAAAGAGTAATGACAATTGATAAATTGAAAAGGGTGATGCAATTATTAGAGCCTAAGAAAGATGAAAGAAACCATGTTTATGTTGAAGATGTTGAGAAAGCTATAATCTCTACTGTGGGCTATGATTACAGGACAATAAGGCAGTCATTAGACACTTTAAAGAAATTAGGGTGGTTAAGGAAGGTAAACCAAACATGCTTCAAAATAGGCTCAGAATACGTTACAGAGGAATTCTAAGTTATCACCTTCTCATGATAAGTGGTGGACAGCAATTAAAATTAAACGACCGATAGGAGCCCTCATTCGGCTATGAAAAACAATAGTTTTTATGCATAGCTCCCCTGCGCATAAGTATAATATATGCTGGTGTCCCACTTGTCTAATCGCAGTCCGAGCTCTATCCTGCGTGGCTTCATGATGGGCTCCTTGAATACCAATCAGAGATTGGAAGGGGCATAAAGCCCCAGAATTGACGGGGGGAGACGAGTTAATTTAGACGGTTTTATAGCGTCTTAGTTAATAGTGGTCTTTATTTATCTGTAGTTCTTTTAATGCACTTGAATCGGATAGCCCGAAAATCCCACAAGCTGGGAACATTTCCTAAAGGTTCAAGCCAGATAATAAAGAAATATATAACGCTCCACTACGCCCAATTCACCCAACCTCTTGGGCTGTTCCGCTATTATTATTCACCCCCCTCGCCCCCCTCAAGGGGGGAAGTGGTAATAATGTTGGATTAAATGCAGGTGTGTAAATAAAGAAAGATGATTGTGATTGGTGTTGTTGTGAGGGGTAGATTTGATATGTATGGGGATGTTTGAGAGGTGTAGCGGATTATAAAAGAGATAAAGGGGTGGGGTGGTGTAGCACTTCACATTTTTTCCTCAAAAAAAGCCATATTAATTATTCTAAGATTATTACACTAACGCTCATTTCTTGCGCAAAAAAATCCCGACATTTTCCCAAAGAAATTTTAAAAATAATAAGAATTGACAAAAAACTTTAAGCAAATCTCCAGTGGAAATGAAGGTCACAAAAAGTTAATTCTAAAGAATAATAACAATACAAAGCCCGTAACTATGTATTTCATATTATCCACCAACCCCTTGATTTCTTTTGCTAAATATATAAAAACATAAAAGTTAACCTAAATTATTAATATTATTTAAATAAATAAATAAATAAAATAATAATAATAATAATAATAATAATAATGAAATCAATAATTACCTTTTCAGTAGATACAGAGGTGTTAGCAGAGTTGAGAAAAGCAAGAATTAAAGGAGTTTCGGGAATAGTGAACGGATTTTTAGCAGATTTAGTAAAATTCAAGAAAAAGAGAATAAATGGCCTACAAGATCTAAAATTAGAAGAAACAAAGCTTAAAACAATATTACACAAGGTTCAACATGATATCACAACAGAAAACAAGAAAAGAAAGCATAACAGGATAAAAATATAAGGGGAAGCAACCTTGTATTAAGCAATAACAGAACAATGCGTACATGTACTGTTATATTCAATAAATTTAGCTAAAATGGTAATTTGTTGTATGTGCAAAAAGAGAAAAGCGATTGGTTATTTTGGTATCCAAGAACCAGACATTGAACCCATACCTTTATGTGGTGGATGTAAGATAGAACAACAAATTAAAATATTTGAAGAATTAGCTAAATTTACTTCGCCTTCAGCGACCTCCAAAAAGGAGGGAACATAACATTGATTAAATACAATTGGGAGACTATAAAATGAAAGTATCTAAAGTAATTAAGAAGTTTGCTGGTGATAAGGATTGTATTCATTGGCAATATGAACCTTTAGAAGAATGGGCATTAAGATGGTTAGATAAGAAGAAGACCAAATATAGGCAAGGTAAAGCCACAATAAAGTTACCTGAAAAATTAGTTCCAGAAGAGAACCTTGCCAATTTGAAGAAATATCACATACTTTTGATTGCTATTCCACAAAAGAAGATTGATGAGATATATAGAGGAGTAGCAGATAAATGACGCATCCCAAGGGTACTTAACATGATTATAGGAGTGCAAATATGAAATTAAAAATAGAATTAGAAATAGATAAGGAAGAAAAAGAGAAATTCATAAAGGATTTGAAAAAAGGCAACAAATTAAGTTTATATGTAGAAGAAATAGTAAAAAAAAACCTTGGTTCGTCTCAACAGGGGGAGCAGCAGCGTTAAAGATATTGGGTGAAGCTAATGATGGAAATTGAATTTAAAGCAGAATTAGAAGGATGGATTCTTTATATTAATAGATATGAGGAATCCATCAAATTATGCGCAATTTGCGGTCATCAAATAACAAAAGAATGTTATTTCTGTCCAGATATGAAGGTCTGCGTGCATAAGGGATGTGAGGAAAAATTAATAAAGTTTCCAAGACATAATAGAGAGCAGCATTATCATACAAACATAAAAAAAATAGAATGGACAGAAGAAAACTTGGAAGACTTAAGAGAAAAGCAAGAGAGGCTCAGGTTAGAGTAAACAAGAAATTATATCAGAAAATAGAAGAATTGAAAAAAAACAAGGATTTCATGGCACGATTAGATCATGAAACCCAGGGTAAAAGTCAAAATGAGCTCAAAGAATACAAGAAAAATGCATACAAAATTAGTAAACGCGAATTTAATAGAGAACAAAAGAGAATTCTGTCAAAAAGAACTTCAGCTAAAACTTGACAGATGGCAAGAAAAATTATTAGCAGAAGAGGAAAAAAACATAGTTATAAGAGCTGGTCGCCAAATTGGAAAGAGCACTGGGGTGGCTTTGAAAGCTTTCTTTTATGCATTAGAGAATCCTCAAAAGACAGTTCTGATAGTAGCATCATCACAGAGACAATCTGGGTTGCTTTTCGAGAAGATAAAATCATTATTTGTGGAAACTTATCCTCAAGTCATAGCAGAGGAGCCGACATTAACAAGATTGATATTGGAGAATGGAACGAGGATATACTCCCTGCCTGCTGGAAGAACTGGTTATGCAATACGAGGTTTTAGTATAGATCTCTTAATTGCAGATGAAGCTGCATTTATTCCAGAAGCAGTTTGGGTCGCTTTAGTTCCAATGTTAGCAGTAACACAGGGAAAAGTTATTTTATTATCTACACCATTTGGTAAAGGTGGATATTTCTATAGATGTTTTGGCGACTCAGATTTTAGACAATTTCATTTGAGCAGTGAAGATTGTCCAAGAGTGCCTAAAAAATTCTTACAGAAAGAGAAGGCAAGATTATCAAAGATGGATTATGCTCAGGAATATCTAGGAGAATTTATCGAGGAGTTTACGCAGTTCTTTCCAACAGCATTGATTAAAGAAAGATGCACATTCTTAGAGTGGAAAACTAAAGAGAAATATAATAATAAATTATCATATTATTTAGGTGTTGATGTGGCTCGATATGGTGGAGATGAGAATGCATTCGTTGTTGCAGAGATGCAGCCAGACAAGAAGCTGAAGATTGTAAAAGTTCTAACAACCACGAGAATATCCACAGCAGACACTATAGGAAGAATTCAGCAATTACATTTAATATTTGATTTTAGGCGTATTTTTGTAGATGATATGGGTGTCGGGGCTGGGGTAACTGATGTTTTAATAGACAAGTTAGGCAGTAAAGTTGTAGGTATTAACAATTCAACAAGGTCAATAGATAAAGAAGGCAAGAGAAAAATTAAGATTTTAAAAGAAGATTTGTATTCAAATCTGTTAGTTATGATGGAGCAAGAAAAGATTGAAATGATAGACATGCCAGAGTTAAAGAGATCTCTGCAGTCTGTTCAATTCAAATACACAGTTGAGAGAAACCTTAAAATATATGGAGATTATTCACATATAACAGAGGCTCTTGTAAGAGCAGCATGGAGCGTAAAACATAAAGGATTAAAGTTATTTGCAGCATAGGATAGAGATTAGCGTCTTTGTTTAGCTTAAGGTTGGCTTAGCGGTCATAAAACCTTTGGAGCTTGTAAAAGACTGTGGTCGTCCAAATGCAAATGGAAAACTTAATAAGAAGAAAAGTTGTATTGATAAGTGGAGTGTATAATATATTTGGAATTAAATTTAATAAAGAAGATGAAGGTAAAATATTTGATTTAAAAGAAGTCGAGATGGATAAAAAAAAGTGTGAGTATTGTGGGAAATGAGAAATATAAAATGTTTATTAGGATTTCATAATTGGAAAGGGGATACATCTGGAAAATTAAGAAGTTGTCAATTATGTAAACTATTCCAAGAAAAATATTATGATATGTCTTATGGAGAGTCTTACTGGGGATAATGGTAACAACAACGATGTGCGTCAGTGGAATGGTTTTAGCTAAGGCTGGAACAAATCATAGCACAGATTTAGATGGAACTGCGGCTGCAATGGTTGGAACTGATTTTATTGTAGATTTATGGATTGTCGAGGCTGAGTCTTTTATAAATGTCTTAACGAGAAATAATTATACAGATTCTTATTCAACTTTAAATGATGATGTTAAAAAAATATTGCAGGAAGCAGCAAGCAACTTAGCAGCAATGTATGCAGTTAGCTATGATATGTCTGGATACACATCAAGAGTTGAAGCTGAAGATATATTGAATATTCTCTTTGTTAGATTCAGGCAATGTATAAAATTATTAGACCAGAATGCAGTAACATATATTAATGGGGCGTAAATGGTTCTGAAATTTGATGCTTTCGAGGATGATGGGGAAGAAGGATTATTTCTATTTGATACATCAAGAAATCAAGGCGTAGGCATGAATCCAAGAAAAGAAGAAAGAGATGTTAATACAAGAATGCAGAGTAATCTCACTGCGGCTTCAAGTTCTAATCAAGTTGATATTCCAAGCACTTATACAGATTTAACAGGAATTACAAAAACAATAACATTAGAGAGTGAGGCTAAAGCTATGATTATTTTTTCAGGGAGATTTACATTTGAAGCTGATTCTCATGCGTCAGGTGTAGCAGTTAAGATTGTAGTTAATAGCTCAGATGTGGCAAATTCAGAAAGGAAATTAGTTATGGATTATTATGCGGAAACAGACCCAACAGTTAATGTTTTATCTGATGATGCTTTTGTAACAATAGGAACAAACGCAGTTGTAACATTACCAGAAGGCTCAAACACAATAAAGATTCAGGCAAAATATACTACAACAGATGGAGAGGATTTAACAGTTATAGCTAACGAAAGAGAGATGGATATACTAATTCTATCAGACCAAGGGAAATTATCTGATTAGAAACATATTTAAACATAAACTCACATGATTTCACATAGATATGGCAGATTTAAAAATTTCTAAGGCAAGAGATACAGACATGACGAATCAGGTCTCAGATTTCTCAGTTTCTACAGCTACAGACACAGGAGTAAGTGGAATAGGAGAGACAACTTACCAGGCTGATTGGACTAAATGGTTGGGATATTATTATAAGATTCCAGAATTAGCATCTGTCATAGATAAGAAAGCCATGTTTACAGTAGGTAAAGGATATACAGCGGATGCTAAAACTACAAAGATTCTTGATAGGATTAGAGGATGGGGAAAAGACACTTTTAATATTATATTGCAAAATACTACTAGAACTTACACTATTGCTGGTGATTCTTATGCTGAAATTATTAAAGATACGGCTGGGCGATTAATAAATTTAAAACCTTTAAATCCTGGTTCTATGAAAATTGTTGCGAATAAATTTGGATTGATAAAAAGATATGAGCAGGTCGCAAGAGGAGTGAATGTCCAGACATGGAAGCCAGAGCAGAT